AGCCGTTAGTTGCAATTATTTTTTGCTACGTTCTTCACAATATTTACAATTTCCTTTATGAGCAAGAGCCCCTCTATACGCTGCCACGTAAAATAGATATTCGCAACTATCAACTTCAATTATTTTAACGCTACCACCTAATTCATCAAATTTGTAATTAGTATTTTTTTCTTTTACGTTTGGTTCATTACATCCGCAAAAAAGAAAAGTAACTAATAATGTGTATAGCAAATGCCTTCCGTATCTTTTAATTAGTGTTTTCATAAGTTCAATCTTTAGTTTTATTAATTAAGTTTTGTGTAGGCACTTGCCATACACTCGTCTGTTATGTGCAAGGCGGGGAGACGGAACTCCGAATCCCCATCCGCAAAACTTTAGTCGATCATTCGGACTACTTTATCAAGGTTAGCCCCAACTTGTTCCATTTGCCTTTCCCATCGACTTGCTATGTCGTTGAATAAGTCTATCATATCTGGTTGCCTTGCTAATTGTTCACCACATTTCATTGGCTCATTACATCCTGGTTGGTCAGCCGTTCTCTCAAACTTAGCAACCAATAATTTAGACAACTCTACAAGTTCGTCCATCCTGTTTGCCTTTGAGTTTAACCTTTCAAAAGCACCATACAATGTTTTTTTTTCGTTACAAGCATCCATTTTGGTAATTGTATTTAGTTTTGGGTACTCTAAAGTTTTCCCCTTCCCTTATTCTGTTTCAATCACACCCAGTGTATAACACGGGGTGTATATCATTTTTCCAACGCACGGGGCGAACACACACGCTACACACCCCGATAACGTTGTAAAACAGTTATCTACATATCACAAGCGCAACTTGGGCACATACAACCAAGTATAACAGGTTTAACTAGTTCCCCGCAATTTGGGCAAACGGATTTTACAACAGCGGGTGTAGCTAATAATTTAACTATATCCTCCGCTAATTCATTGTAATTATCTTCACAAATTGCCATTTCAGGGTAGTTACTTCTATCAACTGCCCCTTCGTATTTCTTGAATAGTTCTATAATTTTCTCTTTCATTTCCGTATATTTTTAGTTTCAATTCCGTTAAATTACTAGCCACACCCGCAAAACGTTAGCGTTTATTGGTTTCATATTCGTGCATACAACCATATAAACTTTCACACAATTCAGGTGCTTCTTTTGCTAACCATTTCATAAATTTAGCATCAACCAACGAAATCCTAATATGGTATAAACGCAATTTTTCGTCTGCGTATTCTTCCATAGCATCTAATACTGCTTGTCTGCTTTCGACAATCCAACCTTTTCGGATTCCACGTTCTTTAAATTTATTGTCTAATATTTCTTCCTTTGTTTTCATATTTTTGTTCTTTTTTCTCCCCACGCACAAGTAATGCTAAATGGTCTTGAATGAAGTTTTTCAAATCTTTATCTGCATCAATAGCCAATTTTTTCAAGTCTTTAACTATTTCGTCTGGTATGTCAATTAGTTTTTTCATAAAGGGCATTCTTTGTGTTTAAAATCATCTCTTGGTGATGCAACGGACTTTCTTAACACTTTGCAATATTCACCACCCAAAGCATCTATTACTGTCCAATGCCTACAAGACCTACAACTGTAAGGCTTTGGCTTTTCTCTTAGTCTTTCTCTATAATATTCTTCTGCATATTCCTGCATTGCAAGTATTACCGTGTCTTTTTTTAGTGGCACTTCAAATTCTTTGTCAAAATCTTGATGCCAACTTTCTAAAATTTCTTCTGCTGTTTTCATTGTCTGTTTGCTTTTCTTAAATTCATTGAAGTATTTGCTGCAACAGCATAAGTTTCAGAAGGCAATGCTGTGTCATTATGCTTAATACATAACATATACATATTTTTAGGCATACCTTCAATCATTGTGTACAATGATAAGACATTATCACTCTACATTTTTCACGAAGTATATTCATTTCGTTTATCACTTTATCAAACGATTTGTCCATATCTTCAATTGCTTCTTTAATTCCATCTTTAGTGGTTGTACCATCTTTCAACATTTTATCAAAATCGTTTTGGACAAATCCAGCCAATCCTTGCATTCTGTGTTTCATACCAACAATTTCGTGAAAAAGTTTTTGCTGATAATCACTGTGCATGACATCAGATATACCCAATTTGGGTATCTGTGTTTCATTTGAAGTTTCTACATTTTTATTCATTTTATCTATAATTTAAAGTTTTTACTATTTAATCCCAAGCTGGGCATATCTGCAATCGTTAGTAGCCATTTAGAACAGAACCCCACCACACATTCCTTTATGAAAGTCTCGTAGCTCTCTTAAAGTTTTAAGTCTTCTTATGGTTGGTAGGTCGCTTCAAGTGATGAAAATTGATCTTCACAGTTTTCGCAGTCAGGATGTATAAGGCGAACAGCTCCCATATGATTCTCAATTTTCATAATTGTGAAATCCTTGGCAGATTCAAAGGTATCAAATTCATCAATTGTCCTATTATCTTCAAATCTATCTTTTTCACATTTAAAATACTCAACTTTCCAGATCATTTGCATTGTCATTTAAAAAGAGACATTCATTAATTCATAACTTTCATAATAAAGCGTTTTAGCTGTTCACGTTAAATCCACTCCTCCTCAACATCATTCGTTTCCCCTACCTGCTTGAGCACCGTGATGCTGCGAACGAAGTAGTTCTTCCGGAAAGCATCCATCAGCTCCCAGCGGCTCACCTTTGGTAAGAATTTCCGGGCCAGCATGCGAAAACTGTAATCATCATCATGAAGCTCATCTACGCTCACGATGAGCATGGGCATACGAATAGTTTCCGTTTTTTCAATGATGCGCCTCCTCCCCCGCATGCTGAATCGGATGACCTCAAGTTCACAGAAGTAGATGGGCTTACTCACGGCTAGAATTTTATGCCGTTGAGGATCTCCTGAGCTCTCCGCTTGCTCTGCTCCTCATCGAATGGGCTCAGTTTCACGTGCAGCTTGATGTCTATCCCGAAGCGATTGGCCAGCCACAGGATGTCCGCCTGCGTGGGGTAACCGTGTATCGGGATTGGGGAGTTGAGGTAGCGGGAGAGCTTCTCCTTGCTGATGGAGGTCATGCCCTCCTCCCTGGCGATCCTCACCACGTCGGAGGATTTCAGGTTCAGCTCCGCAAGCCTCTTCTTGAGCTTGTTCTTCAGCGGCAAGCTGTACAGTATGATGTCAATTTTTTTTTGGCGTGTCATAGCTTAATTTTCTTTGTTATTCGACTCCTATCAACCTTGTAATCCTCGTAGTTCTTGATCTGTATCCCGTGCTCTGTTTCTAGGAATAGCGTCACGTCATCGAGGTACTTACGGAAATCCCTGCATCCGTACTGTAGCACATCCTCCTTACCGCTTACGGGCAGGTAGAGAGTGTACCCCTGTACCTTTCGCTTGATGAACTCTACCTTACCCCGGAGCTGCTCCTGAAGGTACTCATGGATCTCCATCTCATCTCGGCAGGTGGAGAACTCGTTGGAGCTCATGCAGGCTCCTCGGATGATGACCCCGAAGTAGAGCGCGCGCAGCTGATCGTCCAGGGGTTCAACGATCTCCTCAACGGTGATCATCACCTCCTTCTTGTCGTGCAGGGAGAGGTACTTGCTGAAGAATCGGCTATCCTTCATCTCCAGTTTGTCCCCGTTGATCCGGGCACGAAATCTTGGTACGGGTCTTGTAATGGCCATGGTGGTAAAAAAATGCTTCCCCTCTTGGTGAGAGGAGAAGCGGTTTTGCTAGGCCCACTCGCCCTCGGAATCCTCAGATCCCTGAACGGATGGATTCTCATTCTCATTCATATCCTCCTCACCATCGCTCTCGAAGTCTTCCAGCGTTAAGCCTTTCTCCTCAAACTCCTGCGACTTGGATATCTCGGTTCTCACGAATTTGGGCAGCTTGAGGAAGGTATCCTTGTCAAACTCGTCGATGTCGAACACGAAGGAATCCCTCGTGGGCACTGGTTTGGGAACACCCTTCATGAGGGGGAGAATGCCTCGGAAGTTCACGTAGGTCTTGCCCTCCTTCTTCGTCTGCTCGATGCTGATCGCTCCGGTGTTGCCCACCATCTTCACGACATCGTAGTCGATCACGTTCTCCTTGTTGACCTTACCCCCCGACCAGGCGTTGAGCACTTTGAACAGGTTGCCCCTGGTTGATGAGGAGAAGGTGAATTTCTCGCTGATCACGTGGGTCACCTCGATCTCCGTGCCGTCACGCTTCTCAATGGTGTACTTCTCCTCTGGCATCTCCCAGAAGATGCGGATCATCTTTTTGTAGGATGTTTTGCCTTTCCATACCTTGGGTAGGGTGCCAAGCACCGCGATACCAATACATACTGCTGGGTAGGAGCCGTTATCCAGCTGCTCCACTTCGAACCCCTTGCTCTCAGGAATTTTTGTTGACATAGTTAGTGTGTTATTTGGTTTAAAATAGTTGTGCAATTTAGCAACTTTTTTGATGCTTTGCAAGGAAATGATCCTTTTTTTTGTGCTGATCCTTGCCTTCGGGTTATCCTTCAGGCGTTGAACGATACGGCGTACCTCATTCTTGGCCTCACGGGTGGGGACGAACTCACCGAACGTCCCCACCCTGAAGCCCACCCCAAGCTTGAAGTGAGGCAACCTGTGCATCATCTTCAGCATGAGGTCTCCCACCTGCTTATCCGACAACCTTCTTCTCATAGTAGAACGATATTCCGCCAATTAGTTCGATAGCCTTATCGTCAGCGGCATCAAGCCTCTTCTTGATGGCATCCCTATGCAGGGAGATATACTCGTTCACCGCCTTCTCGTCGACCTCCAGGTAGTTCAGGGGTACGCGGCTCTTGTCGGTAAGCTTAAACTGAATGGTTTTCCTTGTCCCCTTCATCACCATGCTGGGGGCCTGTATCACCTTTTTCTTGGAGGCCAGCTCCTGTTTCTTGAGGCGCTTCTCCTCCCCCAGGATCTCTGCGTTCACCTTCTCGGTGTAGATCGCATTGAGGAATTTCTTGTCTGGGGCGAAGCCCTTGCGGATGTCTATGCACATCGTGTTGAGCGTGTTGATCGATAGCTCCTTGATCATGGCGATGGTGGGGGCCATATGCCTAAACGTGGTGATATCGGGGAAAGTGCTCTCAATGCTCTCCAGCAGCGCTTCACACTCCTCGATGGTATTCACCCCCTCATAGAAAGTTTTCACCCCTCTCTTCCAGCCCAGCCCGCCAAAAATTCTAGCCTTGGTGGTTTCGGCAATGCGGGTGATCTTGTCCAGCAGCTCCCTTCCCTCCACGCTCTCCTTGGATACGCTTTCAAGGTTTTTCTCCGCCTCCTCCTTGAGCTTCTGCGCCTGTACCGTTTTGTAGTTAAGCACGATGGTTCCCGCCACGTTAATGGCTGAGTTGATGCTGCCGAGGAACTTCTTGAAATACGAATCTATGGTCTTGACCGTTTCCTGGTACGGGGCTTTCAGCTCCTTGCTCACGGTGGTCACGGTTTTCACCAGATCCTTGGCGCTCTTGATCTGCTGCAAGGCGATATCAGCCTCCTGATCGTTATTCACGCTTAGGTTGACGAGCTGCCTCTCGTGCTGGGCTAGCTGCTTACCGTAAACGGCGAAGTGCTTCTGCACTTCAGCCGTGGATAGTAATGGTTTTACTGGTAGATTGTTCATAAGTACTATTTAATGGTTAGAATTCAAGTTCAAATTGTATCTCCTTATCCTTCTTGGCCTGCTCCAGCGGATCGTGACCATCTGGATCGGTGAAGCGATTGGAGTGCCGCTGAAAATTTAGCTTGGCCGGCATGCTCCTGGGCGTTGGAAGCCCCGTAATCTTCTGGAACTTCACCTTCTGCACGTGCACCTCGGTGGTGGTATCCTGAGGATCATCGGTCGTTCGGTGAACGCATAGGATCTCGTACAACTTCTTGGACCATGCCGCTCCCCCCTCCACGTCGAACATCGAGGGCGCATTGTACACCTTGCTCGAATTCTTCTCGGGCGTGGGCGGATGAACGCCTATGAGCATGAGCAAATCGTTCTTTGAGGTGAAACGGTTGATCTTGGCAAGCTGTGACTTGATGTAATCGTCAATGTTGTACTGGCTCTCCCGCTTATGGCTGAGGGAATTCCATGGATCAAAGCAGCAGATCTTCACGCCATGCCTTCGCACGGCGTTTTCGAATATCTTCAGGATCCTATTCACGCTGTACCCATCATCCATGGACTCCATGTCCTCATCGCTGATCAGCCATATGTGATTCTTGACGAACTCCTTCCCCTCACGGTACTGCATCTCGCTCATCCTGTTGCTTGAGGTTCGCTTGCTCGATTTGCCCATGTAGATCTCGATCAGATGGTCATAGACCAGCTTGACGGGATAGTTCTCCGGGGTGTAGCATATGGATTTCCACCCGTAGGAGACCGCCATGAGGGTCAACAGGTAGAGGATGAACGACGTCTTACCAGAACCAGGGTAGCCATTGATGGCGATGGAGTGCCCCGAGTGTATCGTCAGGTGATTCGCCAGCTCCTTAAAGCCTAAGGGTAAACCCTTCACCACTGGGCTGTTGAAGTCGTTCTCCATCTCCTGCCACACCTCGTCTATGGAGGTGATGCTCTTCACCGGGAAGAACATGGCCTCCTCAACGGTACGGCGAAGCTCCTCCTTCCCACAGTGTATCAGCACGTCATTGGCATCCTTGCAGGGCTTACCATCCTTCGTCTTCCATCGGGAGTACTGCGTGTAGCGACACTTATCCTTGCCGAACCGCCTGGCGAGCTCCTCGCGCAGCTTGATGCCCGCTGGATCGTCATCGGTGGCCAGGATGATCTCCTTGGCGTTCTGAAAGTAGTCGATATGCAGATCAATGAAGCTCAGGTTGAGCGATCTCTCCACCATCATCTTGCCGGTGGATGCGAATACCTCCTTCTCCCTTACGGTGATGGTGGTTCCGTTTGGCACGGAGACAACCTCGATTAGACCTGCCTCGTGGTAGCTCATGCAGTCGATGTACCCCTCCGTAATGATGATCCTTGCAGGTTTTTTCCTTACCGCATCGATATTGAAGCACACCTTCTCTGCGCCCGGCTCCATGGAGAAGTTCTTGTTGCTGTCACGGTACTGGATGTTGATGAGCCTCCCGCTCTCAATGATGGGGAAGGCGATGCAATCCTTCATGATCCACTTGCCCCTGTTCGGATCGTTCGGGTCCTTCGTGTGGATCTGAAGGATCTTCTTGTACGCCCTCTTCAGCCGGAAGTAGTCCACCGTGCCCTTGGTGATCCCCCTCCTCAGGAACCAGGTGTAGATCCTCTCCGTAAGCCGCTTCTGGCTGGGCAGGTAGTTTAGCGGCTTAATCCTGTCGCTAAGCTCCTTGTTCGTATGAAGAAGTCCTCCCTCCTGACAGTGGTTGCATCGCCACTTCATCTCCCTGATGTTTACGGCTAGCTTCTCCTCGTTTCGGTGCTCAGGCTTCCTTGACGAGGAGCATATGGGGCAAATCATGTACCGCTCTCCCCTATCCGTTTCCCGCTTCCCCTCCGGAAGGCTAAGGGTCATCTTGCCCAGCGTGGTGTATATGAAGTAGTCCATATGGGCTAGGAGTTGAATAGCTTGCTCACATCCTTCCTATCGAGCTTCGTACCAATCGGCTCCCTCTTAGCACCTTCTGGCAGCAAGCTGTCCCAATCCTCAGCGTACCGCTTAGTCTCCTTGTTGAGGAATACGGAGCACCCCATGATCCGCCTCCAATCGCTGTGGGCGATCACCTTGAAGTACTTCTCCTTCTGCTCCATCAGGTACTCGAACGACTCCTCCTTGCGCACTTTTAGGAACTTGGTGCGCGCATCATACTTGGAGCCTGTCCACGAGATCCTTTTCTTCTCCCCCTCCACGAGGAAATCCATGGGCAGCCAGAAGGCATCGAACTCGCTGTCCTCCGGCCTGAAGGCCTCCTTCCACTTCTTATCCAGCCTCACCTTGGTCACCGACAGGGTGTACTCAATGTAACCTTCCTCGATGGCCAGGTTGAAGAGGTTGATGGTTTCATTACGAGGGATACCTATACGACGCTCAATGGCCTCGTAGTCCACGGGCGATCCGTTCTGAATGATCTTCTCGATGGCGTCAAGGAATACGTACATATCATTCGATATGCAGAGGGCAACCCGCACGTTGTGGTTGATCGTGGTGTTGCCCAGAGCGCTTTGTTTCACAGTTTTTTTCATAGAGTAGTAATGATTAAAGATTCGATATTCATTATAATCCATCCGATCAGGCTCGGTACTTGTTGGCATTAAAGCCAGGATCATATTTATGATCAGACATGAGCTTCTGCTTGGCCTTGCTGTACTGCCCATTGGTCGCTCCGGCAGAGATATCATAGCCCCACTGCTTGAGCAGCTTGAGCTGCCAGTTCGTGGCAGGAGCGTTATTCAGCAGCTCGCTACACATCCCCTTGGTGTAAGCCATGCCATCCTCGTAGAGCCCCAATTTCTTAAGGTATGAAATTTGGGCCTCGGTAGCCTCATCGGATTGCCATTCCCCCTCCCAAACTTTCACATCGGGGAGCTTGAGCAGGTCAAAGCGGGTGTCCTTGATGATCTCGGAAAGAACCTTGGCCTCACGCCTAGCCCTTTCCTCCTCGGCGCTAATGAGCTTCTCCCGCTTCTCCGTGTTCACGAAGATCTTATTCTTGGCCGAGGACTCCTTGTCCAGGGTCCATGTATTGATGAGGTTATGGCGACCGCTGACGTCGACGAAGTCTAGCACCTTACACTCATTCTTTCCGAATTGCTCTATGAAAGCGTTGGACTTAATCCTGGTGCCCCGCCCAATGGCCTGCATGTAGAACGTGAGGGATTGGGTTGGCCTCACCATGAGGACAGCCCCCACGTCGGAGTAGTCCCACCCCTCAATGAGGATTTGCACGTTGAGCAGTATTCGGGTTGTCCCATTGCGAAAGCGCTCATTCACCCCCTTCCGATCGGGGCATACGCTCTCATCGGCCACGATGATCTCGCAGGGAATTCCCTCCCTGAGAAAGTGCTGCTGAAGGTTTATGCAGTGCTGCACATCCACGCAGAACCCGATGGCCTGCTTCCCATCCGCATACTTTCTGTAGGACTCCACGATGAGATCATTCCGTTCGGGTATGTCCACCTTGTCGGAGAGCTCACCCACGGCGAAATCCCCCATTCGGCGATGCACATCACCCAGCCCGACGTTCGTTTTGATCCGGATGCCATCTAGCTCCGCGAGATAACCGTCCTTAATGCCATCCGCGATGTTGTACTCGTAGACGATCCTATCAAATATGCCGCTGAGGGATAGCCCATCCAACCGGTACGGCGTAGCTGTCCATCCCAGCCGAAGCTTAGGCTTGAAGTGATTCACCGTGTCGACAAAGGTTCTGGCCATGTAGCGATGCGCCTCATCCACCTGCACCAGATCAAAGTGCTTCGGGTCAATCCGATCCAACCGATTGATCATGGTCTGCGGTGAGGCCACCACGACCTTCCGGTCAATCTCGAATCGAGGCCCCTTCACGATGCCCACGTTGGTGAACCCGTGGAACCGCTCCATGTCGAGGTAGGCCTGCTCGATCAGCTCCTCGCTGTGGGCCAGGAAGAGGCTTTTCCCCTTGAACTTGGTGGAGATGTTGACGGCTTGCAAGCGTTTGCCTAACCCTGTCGCCTGCACAACGAGTTGCTTTTTGACCCCATGGTTCTTGAACTGATCATAAACCGCGTTGAAGCAGTTCTTCTGGTATGGTCTCCAGTGAATGTCGTTCATCATATGAGATCCTTATCAGACATGGAGAAGTACCCATTGTCATCAGTTACTATGATATGATCGTGTACCCTGATGTTGAACAGTTTTGCCGCTGCAACCAGCTCCCTAGTCCTGTTGATATCGTTCTGGCTGGGCGTACAGTTTCCCGATGGGTGGTTGTGCATTAGGATGATGCTCACGGCGTTCGTGTCGAGCGCTGTTTTGATGATGTGACGCACATCAACAACGGTTCCAGTGATGCCCCCTTTGGATACCTTGAACCATGCTATGGTGTTGTTTGAGGCGTTGAGGTAAAGCGCAATGAACTCCTCGTTGATCTCTAGGGTATCCTGATTGAAGAGCTCCATGGCGATTTCGTAGACATCGCTGGAGGAGGATATCTTCACCTTTTTTACGTTTCCCTTGCGGTACTTCAGGGTAACCTCCGGCATGATCGATTTGTATTTTTTTACTGCCATACTTCTACATTTTTGGTTACTACTTGATTTTATTCTCGATGTACTGTTCAAATGTTCTCGGGATGCAATTCACCTTCAGGAATTTCCCGGCCTGTCGCTTCATAGGGCGGTACCAGTAGGCTTGTGGCGTCCACGTTTGGGAGAATAGGCATGACTTTAGCTGCCGCGCGCTGAAGGGAGTAACCTTGTTGACGAAGATGTTATACTTTTCGTAGACCCACTTCTGGTTCAGCGGGAACCTGTCGTTCTGCTGGAAACCCCCTTTAACGTCAATTACAGACCGAATAGAGCCATTATGCGCATACCCCATTATTACCCCCGGGCTGACGGGAGATCGCCTTATATCGGTCACCAAACCCAGCCCTACGGCCCTATCCGTCCACACGATGAGCCAGTCGGCCTGATACTCGTGGTGAAACAGGAGGTGCTTCATCACGGGATCCCCATTCTTTTTGAACCGCGCCACGTACTCCACCTTGCTGGAAAGCTTGAAGGGCTTGGGTTGGTAAATTTCTTTCCTTACCAACCCGTGCCCCTGAGCCTCCCTGATCCACTCAGCGAAGTACCTCTCCTCATCGGAAGGGTACTCTACAGGGGATCGCATAGGTCATTGCATTCGGTGCATACCATCAGATTGCCATGCGCTGTGATGGGCGCTTCACAGCAGCTGCTCATTAGCTGAGGCACCGAGTCCTCCACGATTTCATCGGGGACCTCTCTCGGTTCATCCTGCTCTTGTAGGATGTCATTCTCATTGATCATAGCGTTACGTTTTAGTGATTAGTACCATGACGATCTCCCCGTTGCCGATATGGGTGGCTTTCCATTGCTCCTCTCCGATTGTTATCCGAAAGCGGTTGCCTGCCCTAACCACGGTGTAGCTGTCGTCGTTAACTGAAAAGATGGCGTTTAGCATGTAGTCTATCATGCCGGGGTAAAAGGTGCCGTGCTTGATCAGCATGCAGTAGTCCTCATCGGTTTTTACAATGTATGCCAACTCATTGTAGCAGATAAGCCCACCCTTTGCGGGAAGGGATATCCGAGTGAACGGAGAGCCCAGGGACTCTCCGCTCGGAACCAAATCAACCACTAACTCACTTCCATCCTTTTCAACCGTCAAAAGATCTGAAATTGTTAATACTATCAACCCAATGGATACTAGAGTTGATAAACTTAGCAACAAAGGTAACAATATTCTTTTCATGCGTCAACTATTTTACGTTAATTTCGAATGTATTTATGTTAATGAACATCATGGAGTAGTTCAGGAAGGAGTTGAAGAGAAACTCCTTCAGCATGTTCGTTGCGTACAGCGCCATGATGCTGTTGATGAAGAGGCTCTGCTTGAGCATGGCATCCATTGTGGAGCAACCTGTAGGCTCCTCATCCGTCAGCTTGTTACTGCTTTCTATACTTGGGAACACATCGAAAAAGGTTGGCAGCTTGTACTCGTATGACCCCATGATGATCTGCCCGTAATCCCTTCCATTCCCGATGTCCATCCAGTAGTTGTAGCCTTTGATCTTCGCGGGAACATCCTTGTACAGCGTCATGATGATCTGGCGTGATGTGATGCTATCCACGCAGGAGATCAGGAAGCCGTAGTGGGGTGTTTGCACAGAGGAATGGTAGGCCAAGCGGTTGGGGTAGGCCTCCCAGTCGAATCCGTACTGGTAGTTGACCCGGTCAATCAGCGTTAGGGCCTTATTTTGCCCTACGTCGTCAAAGGTGAACCGCTGCCTTCCCACGTTGGTCTTGCTCACCACGTCATCATCGAGCACGGTGACCTTTATGCCTGGAAAATCCAGCTTGATCATGTTGTCATTGAGCACCGCAAGGTTCTCAATCAAATGGCTTCCCGTTCCACCAGCACCGATCACGAGGATTGGCACCTTATGGTTGGCGGGAATTATGCCCTGTAGCTTTATCATACCAATTCCTTTAGCGTGTAAGATTTCACATCCTTACGGGATGCGTACTTGTAAACCCCCTTGTCCCAGTTGCACCCCGTGCTATCGGAGTGCGTGGTGAATGAGTTGTTCCAGAACATATCGTGGTAGCCAGCGCACAGCAGGTTAACGTTCTCCGCGGCGCTCTTGACCAACGTTTTCCCTCCAAGGCACATGCTGCCTGAGCTGGATATGTTGGGGAGGTTCAATGCGGCGTAGCGCCCGCTGGGCAACTTCTCGTAAACGCTAAGCGAAACCGCATCCTTCACCACGTAGAGCACCGTTGGTAGGTTGAGAAGCTTGATTTTCCTGTTGAGGTAAATCATTTCTCGCTCAGCAACGCCCTCCTCAATGAAGGCGATATCCTTGCCAGAATTACCGATGTGCAGGATGGGGAATGTGAATGTTTGTGAGAAGTTGTAACGATGAATGGCCTTATGCCCTGCCATCTTTAGCATCTTCACCAGCAACTTGCGCAAACCGCTTTCCGTGATGGGCCTGAAGGCCATGATCTTCTCCTTGTAGACCTGAGCGATATCAAAGTAGGAATCGTTGGATTCCGTTTCGTATATCGAAATTACGTACTTGAGCTTGAGCGTTTTGCTCCTTATGTGATCAATATTCATAGCTACTTATCATTGGTTAACTTGAAAATCATGTTGAAGTAGGGTTCTCTAACCTTGCTGACGAGCTCCAGGTAGTCTAAAAGCTTTATCATCTCCTTGTTCTCATGCTGCTGAACGATTACATCCCTTCTTCGCTGCTTCATGATGCTCTGGGAGGAAATGGAGATATTGGTAGGGATCTCCACACCGCATTGCATCATCCTATCCTCGAAGCTGGTTAGCCCCACCAGATCAACCCACATCATATCAAGCATCACGTAGAAATTCCTATGAAATTCGCTGTATATCTCGGATGCAGTGGTTTGGCTAGCAAGACAGCAGCTCTCCATGTTTATGCTGGGAAACTCAGGGATCTCCCTGTAGGCTGTGCGCATGGTTCTCTTCATGCCCCGAAGGAGCGTTTCGATATTTTTTCGCTCTCTCGACCCCTTCCTGTAGGGTATGGATCTCATCGCCTCGTTGATCTTCTGCTCTGCATGGCGAATGATTTCAATATCAACCTTACCATTCTTACCGATGCGTGCGGATGTTTCCATGATCAACCCCTCTTTCCAAAGGTGAAAATGCTTGTCCCGATGGTACTCCTCAAGGATATCCTTTGGTGATAAGCTTACGGATTGCAGAATGAAGCGGATGTGCTCGTAAAGGAATCCGTCAGCGCACTCCGTGTCACTAATCTTATCGATCAGCTCCTCATAGTCAACATCCTCAAGGAGCTCCTGCTTGAGCAGCTCAACGATGCTAAGGATATCGTTCTGAGAAAACCCGTAGTTCTCCTCAAACATATCTTTAGCCGATAGATCCGTGTTGAAGCTGAGCTGCCATGATATGACCTCATTGGCAATGATGATCGCCTCTACGCACGGCCTTAACCTCTCGTCCTTCACCTCCTTGATACCGTGGGGACTCTTGCTGTCCTCAGTTAGGATTCTACCGATGTAGGTTATCACGTAGCCATCCATATCCGGGATGGTCCTGTAACTGTGTATCTGGCAATCGAGGCTTTGCCATCGACCCTTCTTCTCGTTCATGTCAATGTTGATGTCCAGCTTCTCATTCGAAAGGTCGTGCAGCAGCCCCATCATGAATGAGAGGTAGTTGCCAATATCCTTCTCGTGGACTTCGGGGATACACTTGCGCTGGTAATTCTCTCGCGAGGGATCAACGATGTAGTATATCTCGTTAAGGAACAGGCCTATCTCCACCATCTCTGAAAAGGAAAGGTTCAGATCCTGAATGTAGCGTAAAGAAAACCCCGATGTTATGAAGTCCATCGGGGTTTTAGTTGTGCAAAGCTCATTCCGGATCAATCTATGCCAATCCTGCAATCGCTTCCAATCGGACGAACAGGGGTGACCTCCAGCTCCTCGAAGATGTGGAATCGTTCTCGGATGAGATGGTGAAGATGAACCACGTTGCGCGGTATTCTTCTCCATTTTTTTACATTTTTTAGAAATTCTTCTCTACCCATGCACACCTCCCACGGAGCTGATCGTGTAGACCATGGTGTTACCCTCGGCCACGGGCTCTGATATGTTGGCGTTCGTTATCGACGGGTACTTCCCCGCCAATATTTTTTTCACCTGTGTAACCGGAGCCCCAGGTAAAGGGTCCTCCTCCCTATGCTCCTTCGATCCATCCTTGATGACGAAGAGCCTTTTGCTAAGCTTGAACTCCATTATCCCCAGTCCTCCTCATCGTTAGCGTCAATCCCATCGCCACCCTGATCAAGCGGTTCTGGTTCACTGCTCTCCACCGTAGGTTTCTCATTCTTCTGATCAAAGAGGGTGTTCTCCTTGTCGGTTCCCTTCTTGGGCTCCTCCTTCTTGGGCTCCTCCTTCTTAGCTGCCGTAGCGGTTGACTTCTTCGCTGCTGGGGCAGCCTTCTCCTTCTTGGCTTCCAGCTCCTTCTGCCTCTCCAGCTCGATACGACGCTCAATGAGCTCGTTGAGGGTGTTCACCTTGGCCTTGATGGAGAAGAGCTCCTTGAGCATCACGGGGAAATCCTCCATGATCTTCTCTGGCACCCCGGTCACGCTGAAATCCAGATCGGGCTTCACCTTCACCGTTACCATCAGGTTATTGTCTTTCTGTGGGGTGAACGTGATGGACTCGATCATGTCCATGTTGTCGATCAGCGACTCCATGCCGATGAACATGGGCTTTGGATGTTCCGCAACGGCAACTGTTTTTGGAGTTGCCGTTGTCGCAGGTTTGATGCTCGGCCTGCTTACAGGCTGTTCTTGCTCAGCGGCAGGCTCCTGCTTCACCTCGGGGGCAGCCTGTTGTGCTGGCTCCTTCTTGGCTTCGGCTAGCGCGTTGGGATCAACCTCCTGGAAGTAAAGGTTGAAGGTCTCCTCCTTCATCCGAATGGGATTGGCTGGATCAGCCGGGTTGATGATGGTGTAGCCATGCTGCTTGATCTTCTCCACGAAGGACTTTGAAAATTGGTACTCAACACCCTTCCTGAGGGTTTCCGTGATGTGCCCTTTCTCCTGGGCAACCATGATACACTTTCCTTTAATTTGTGACATGCGATTTGGTTTTTGATGGTTACTAAAACGGAACGATATCGGCTGGCCCATCCAGCACGATCCGATCCCAAAAATCATTCCTGTTGTACATGGACAGGTCGGACTTGACCTCCACGATTTTGCCTGTTTTGATGTAGGTCTCCACATCCTTCTCCAGCGTGAAGTTGGGTATCTTCCCAGCCGCCCAGAGGAGGTAGCCCTTGCCGTCCGGGCCAAGGTCTACGATCTCCTTCATGGATTTACCCTTGTACTTGCCGAAGTAGATGATGGACTCCAGCCTATATGAACTCATCGGGAGCGGCTAGCTCAGGGTCTTCCACCAGCACGGCATCCTTGATCTCAAGGAACTCCTCGGCGAGGAAGTCATGCCAGAACTTGGACAGGTGGTAGATGTTCGCCAGATCAACCTCCCCGGGCTTGTAGAGGTTCGTGCCCATGTTGTAGACATCCCAGAGCGTACCCACCGTGGAGTCCACCTGCATCTGCCTGTCCAGCTCCCTTACCAGCGAGCTCATCTGCCCAATGGTGAACGGTGAGGACTGGTTGCCATAGGCCTGCCGAACGGATTGGGTGTAGAGCTTACCCACGATCTCGTACACCATCTTCGGATCGTTGATCTCAACGCCCTTCATGGCGTTGATGATGCGGTGGTTGTACTGCTGCTTCTGGGGCAGCTTCTCCATCCAGTGGTTCACCACCTCGATCATCTTGTCGTAGGGAATCTTGGATGCCCCGTAGGTGGTCATCAGGTTGTTCCCGAAGATCGACATGTTCTGGCATACGTGCACGTTCTCCCCGAAGGCCACGGCGATGCCGTTCTTGTTGAAGGAGATCGCGATGGATGAGCGGTACTCATCGGATAGCGCATCCCCTACGGAGAATTTGGTTACCAGCTGGTTGAAGAGCCACCGGTTGATGGGCGTTCCCTCCACGGAGAACCGCTCGCGCTCCTCCCGGGTGATGACCTGCTGAGCCTCGCTGTTCTGCACCCAGATCTGGTTCAGCTCGTGACTGATGCCCCGTTCGCTAAGAATGCCATGCACCTCATCAATCATTTCCCACGATTGCACGGGGCGCGTGATGTGAGACCTATTGCCAGTGGGAGTACGTATGAACTGGCTCTCCCGGAGTAGATCAAGGCTGATCTCGCTCGCCTTGCTGTCCTTGGACAGCGTGAATGTAATATCTTTCGTCATGGTAAGTATGGGTTAATGGTTCAAATGCCTAAATAATCACATCGACATGATGCCGACCGCTGAGCTCAGCCTCCTTGAGGGTCAAGCTGAAGGATATCATCTTGCCAAGCTGCTCAGCTAGCCTTTTGGATGTTCTTCGCAACAGGCTCCGCTTGGCAAGGTTCACGTAGGTTTTAGCATGGTAAACCTGCTCCAACGTCATGCACGAGGCGATGACCTTCTCGGCTTTGATATAGATCTCTATCATGGCCTAAGGGATTTGAGCACCTTTCTCAGCGAGTCACACATAGTCTCCAACACCTCGATGGAGCTGGGTTTAACCCTGGTCAGCTTCGACTTCTCGGTATGCTTCTCGTTGAACCGCTTCAACAGCTCTAAAAGCTCCTCTGCGCTCTTGAGCAGGTACTCCAGCACGATGGCGTGGGTGAGGTCCTTCTCCCGGATGAGGTAGCTGTTCTTCCCGTCGGACAGGATGTAAACCTCGTTGAGGTCCTTGTGAAGGGATGGCCTGATGGACAGCAGCAGCATGCTCTCCTGCTTCCCGTCCATCATGGTGATGACCACCTGCATGCCGGCCACGGTGCGCACGCTGTCAGAGAACTCCTCGAAGCCAATGTCCTGCAACCTATTCCAGAACGGGATGTTGCTGATGATGAGGTGCGGATTCTTCTTGATGAGCCTGAGCTTGATCGCGATATCGTCGTAGAGCTTCTCCGCCTTGCGCTTGGCGTTCTTGATGTTGAGCGAGGAGATGTACACGTAGTTCGGCTTGTGCAACGCATGCTTGCTTGACACCCTCTCCCCCGTAGCGATGTCGATGGCCGAGGGCTTCTCGCTATACTCCAGCGGCTCCAGCTCCCCGGTGGTGAGGTCCAGGGCGTAGATGGTGTGCCCCGGCCTGACCTTGATGCTGCCAACCTTTCGGTACTCCTGCTGCTGATCAACGCGGAATACCGCCTCGATATCGGAGCTGGTCGTCTGAACAAAGTTGTTGATCCTCTCCATTACTCAACCCTCCTGTATGGGAATACATCCCGGATGTTCTGGTAGAAGTAGCCCCCCATGGAGGGTGCCGCCATCAGGGCTTCATGGGTCGCCGAGGGAACCCCATCGTACTGGTAAACGGAGCGATTCCTGAACTTGACCTCTAGGGTCTGGGTGCTCTCATCGTACCCGACCTCCTTGATCTGCGTTGATCCTTTGACTGATTCTCTCTTCATCGTATATACCTTTTTGTGGTTTTTGAAAGGAGCGCCGTGGCGCAGGGGTGTAAATCGAAAAATATTTGGAATATTAGTTCGCCCTGCCCGCAGCGCTCCGATGATTACTTCTGCATGGCCTTGGCCATCCTGATCTCGTCGATGTCCATCTGGACGAGCGTGTCCACGTAGTCGTAGAGCTCCCGCATCGCCTCGGTGGGGTCCTCCCCCTCCTCCAGGTCAGCGGTGACCTCCATCTTGACGAACTCGAACTTATCCAGGCTGTGCGTTCTCCCGCAGGATATTTGTCTTGCAATCATGGCTTCCTCTTATTAAGTTTGGCAATGGCCAGCCGAAGGCCCGCTAAGGATAGCAGCCCAAGACCAGCGTTTCTCAGTTTAACATAGTCCTTGTATTGGTAGTCAAGATCATAGCTCCTCTTGATGCCAATCTGTCCTCCATGGATTCTCATAGCAATTCGCTTTTGCCGTAGTAGCCGTACAGCCGCCCGATGTTCACCTCGTTGTCCTGAAACGCAATGCTTTCCGCAACAGGGTCTTCGGGTTCAAAACGGTTACAACGGTTGATTTTGAATAGGTTCTTCCGGTAGGGCAGCTCGATATGCTCCCCGTTGAGCTGCTTGCCCCTGATGTGGGCCTTTATCCCCGCAAAATGGATGAAGGTAACCTGCTTGAGCGGAATGAATTTCTGCCCTAGCCTCACCAGCGCCACATCGTAAACGATGCCGCTGGGAGCCTCCATGAGGATGGGTGAGATATTCTCTGGAATGGCTAGCTTCACCATACGTTCTCCCTTCTTTTCAGCGCGTTGATCCTGTCAAAGTCCGGCTTTGGGTTGTACTCGTACTGCTGTGCCCAGCCCCTACTCACCTCCCATCGCTGCTTGATGAGCTTCATGAGCTGCTTGAATCCAAGATCGGTCATCGGCACGTAGAACCGGACGATCCCGTTATCCTCCTCCCTAAAGAAATGCTTTATGTCCTTCCGCACGTTGAACTTGTAGCGGTAGCGCTCCCTTCCGGGGTGATCCCCGAGCCGGATGCTGGCCATG